CTCCGTCCTCGCCTTCCAAGTCTGCATTACAGGCTTCGATCTTGGTCTTGGAGTTGCCGTAGCAGTACTTGATGTCTGCACTACGCTTACGAGTCTCAAACCACTCACGCATGGCATCGTTGTTCATGGTGTAGTCATCGGCATCCATGCTGACAACAAAACGCACATCATGCCGTCCACTCAAGAAGGTAAGATAACGGCTAAAAACCGTCTTAAACTTGTCAGGGCGGTTACGGGTTGGAAACTTTATCACGAGTCTGCTCATTACGAATATCTCCTTTTCACTCTTCGGGTTTTTGTCCCGATTTGCTTCGTCCTATGTGATATTTAGGACACAGTTGCCACTCTCCCTTTTCTTTGTGTGGGAGAATCTTTATTTTGTTTAGCGGAACTTTGTCCACAATCTTTTCTTTGTTTACAATCTTGAGCAGCCCCCACTCTTCCAGCAAACACGCGATAGTGTTGCGGCGACCAATATCTTCGCTGTCGATAGAGGTGGGTAGATCATCAAGTGCAAACATTTCCTTGAAGTGGACAATGTAGTACTTGCCACGCTTGTGAAGAATATGGCAAGACTGCCACAACTTCTTTTCTTTACGAGATGATACCCCGATACGGGTCAGGGTTTCACGAACCTTCAGGAAGTCATCAGGCTTTGCGATTGTGACTTCTAGCAGGTCTTTGGGTTCAAGATCAATATACCGTTCGTTATTTTGTTCCATGCCTATTCCACTTTCTATAAAATTTACGACACGGAACTATTTATTACTCTACGCTTTTCCACCTTTGGAAACTGCTGCCACAATTTCAGCCACCTGTTGGGGGGATAGAACTGTCAAAGCCTCCCGAGCCTTCTTGGCAGAGAACCCGTAATATTCAATTAGGGCTTGAACCCGCTCGTCACTCTCCCGCTTCAGCCACTTGGAGAACCGCTTACGCTTCCGAACCGCTCCACGAAGAAAGTCAAAGTGCATCTTGGGATCAATGTGGGCACGGGTATTCATTTCATTTACAGCGAACAGGGTGTCAGGAAAGTACGACAGACACCGCCCAACCACGAACGGAGGATACGAGGTCTTGCCCCACTCGGGTGTATCCATCAACGGCTCTTTGGTTTCGTTGATGGCTTTCAAATAATCAGTCAGTTGGTGGCTCACTTAAACTTGCACTCCATCATTAGTTGAACCATGCAAGCGGCAAGATTGATCTCTGCGTCTGCTGCAAACGCTGCCTTGTATTGGTAGTCTGCAAGAATCAGAATGGCTTGTGGAATGGAACCGCCTTCAAGATTCTCGTACAGAGAGTCGTAAACTGTTCTGAACAAACGAGTTGCGTCATTGTCAAGGTTCTCCACCACCCACTTACGAACTCCTGCAAAGTCCTTGCCCTTCATGCACTTCATCAGTTCTTTGACCTGAACATCTGCAATAGAGTTCAGAATGCCCACATCAATCTTGCCGCAAGCAGAATACCGTTGAAGTTCATTGATGGTTCGGCGGAAGTCGGGGAAATACTTTCCGACCAACTGAGCCACCACCTTCTGATCGTATTCGATACCCTCCCGCTTCAGGATGTCTTCTGCTCGCTTCAGGAACTTGACAGCAAGTTTAGGCTTTTCCTTGCTAGGGATTCGGAAATCAATACAGGTGCATCGGGAATGCAACGGCTCAATCACCCTGTTCTTGAAATTACAAGTCAGAATGAAGCGGCAGTTTGCAGCAAACTCTTCAATGAATCCGCGAAGGGCGGGTTGAGTGGACTGTGCGTTCGAATAATCGAACTCGTCCAAGATCACCACCTTCTTTACACCATCGGTAAGTGACACGGTGGAAGCAAAACGACGAATCTTGGTGCGGAGGGTATCAATATTACCGTCCTCCGAACAGTTAATCATCAACCAATCACAACCAAGATCGTTGCACAGAGCCTTGGCAACTGAAGTCTTTCCACAGCCTGCTCCTCCAGAGAGGAGTAGATTCTGTGGTTCCTTCCGATGCACCATTTGGGTAAACACATCCTGCGTGTCTTGCGGCAAGATGCACTCGTCCACGCTTTGCGGACGATAACGCTCAACCCATAGCCCCTTCACGGATTCATTTGTTTTCATAAAGCCTTTCAGGCAGAGTAACTGGAATCAGAATGATTTGCAATCCAATAGGTTAGTGGCTCGTTCTTGTTGGAGAACATGCTGATTCCCTTTTCAGAAATCTGCACACGGTAGTCTCCAGACATGATCTTGAGATTATCCACATCCATGATAAACTCAAATTCTGCCCCACCGTCGTAGTCTGCAACCACCAGTGAATAATCATTGGAAGTCACATCCTCCTTGTCACGAGCCACAATCTGAATGCTCTTGCCGTCCTTTGACGGTTCAACACACAGATGCTTGACCTGTAGAACTGCTGCTGCCTTCAGGAGTTCAGAGAAATCCTTTGAGGACAGATCAAATTCCACAACAGGCTTGGGCATGGACACCTTCTTGCTGGTGTGGTGCACCAACTTCTCGTCACAGTAGTAATACTTTACTGTTGACTTGCCGTTCTTGATGGCAATGTAGTTCTGCTCAAAAGAAAAATCAGGGTCTTTGAACAGACTGACTGTGCCAAGAAACTTGTTTAGATCGTAGATAGAGAACTGCTTGGTGAACTTCTCGTCCACCTTTGCTTCGGCTACGATGGTCTTGCCTGTGGACAGAGTGGTGATGGTGTTGCCCACATTCACCAACAGTCCGGGATTGATAGCAGAAAAGTTCTTGAGAATGTCAAGAGTTCGCTTGCTGATCTTCATGGAATCAGTCTTCGTTGCGGTAGTCGTCATAATCTTCCTTTCGTCTGTAGTTGATATCATTCACCCAATCACGCAATTGCTGTCGGTCAAAACTCTTCTTTCCCCGTCGCTTTTTGTTGCCTGCGTTCTTACGAGCCTTCTTTGCTGCACGGTCGTAATCGTCCCAACTTGGCTTGCCTTCCATCAAAAGTCTCCTATATCTGAAATGAGGTTCTTGAGTCCTTTGCTAATCATATAGTTCAAAATCTTTGAACGATTAGCGGTAAACGGTTTACGCCACTCCTCCATGATACGCTCTTGGTATTCTGGCGGAATGCACAGATGCGAGATAAGTGTCTCGTTTCTGTTCCAATTGGCTGCAACGGCATCGGGAACCTTGCCGCTTTCAGCCCAAGACTGCTCCAATTCTTCAAGACGCTTACGGGTCACAGGCTTCTGCCGCTTGCCGTCCGTCACAAAACAATCGTCTTCGGACAGCACATTAGGCACACCGTCTGAAGAATCGCCTTTCACGATATGCTCAAAAAGAAAAGTCTTTGGATTATCAACCGTCACGAACTTCTTCTGCATGGGCGAGTACTGTTTGACTCCATTGTAGATTTGCAGTTGCCCAAAGTCCTTGTCTCCACTCAAAATCAGAATAGGTTCCTGCTGGTGCAGGTTTCGTGCAAGCACCGCGATCACATCGTCGGCTTCGCACCCTCTCACGGATAGGTTCTTGTACGGAAACACTTCACGCACCTCTGTGCGAACGGTGTCCATGATTTCGTAGAATCGCTTCCACATGTCGGGGCTGTCCTTGCGAGCCTCACGACGGGAAGCCTTGTAATGCGGGAAGAATTTGCGTCTCCACGAATACTCGCCACCCTGCCCTTCTTGACACAGGACAAGTTCACCGTATTCCTTGCCGAACCGCTTGCGATACATGCGGTAGGTGTTCAGCACCATATGACGAATCAGGGACTCGTCGGTGTAGTCCAAGTTACGCTGTGCGAACAGGGACGACATAATCACTTGGCTGTTGTCTACGAGAATCATAGTGTCTTTAGCAACAAGCAGTGCTTGTTGATCCTTCCTGTTGGAACGAGTGCTGTGGTCTTCATGTCTTCAAGTGCCTTGAGCATTCCTGCGGTCTTCTTCAACCACTCTTCCCACTTACGCACCGTCTTTTCATAAGACTTGGACTCGTCCCATCCTGTGATGGTTGACCCTTTGACACCCAACCCCAACTTGGGTTCGGCAGCAGTGAACACGATAGCCTTGTGGGTTTTGGTGTTGAACACAACGAGTCCTTGAGCACCAATAATACCACGAGGATCGACTGACTGCAAGCCACTTTCGCTCTTTTGGCAATACTTTAAACGCTTCACCGCCTTTTCAGGATTTACCTTACGGGGCTTGCGGGGTTTACGAGCCGCCACCATGCCACTAATTTTTACATTCGCGGTGGCAACTGCTTCTTCAAATATTTCAATCAGCCGCTTCTGTGCGGGTCTTTTCAAATATGAATACCCTTCAGCAATGTCAGGATCGGTTTTATAATATGCAGAGTGCATCTCTTCCATTGCAACCATTAGCCTGTCACGCACAATGATGGCTGTGGGGCGGGTCATGGGCTTGGAATCAATCCAAGAGGCTATAGCGGGCTTATAACGCTTGCTGCCTGCCCCTGTGAAGGCTTCGTCAATCAGGGGTTCTAGTTCGGAAAGGGTGTCATCAGCCTTGGCACGAACCCGATCTTGAATATTGGGAGTGTCATCGTCCGCAGGTGCAGCGGAACGGGCTTCGGTCAGCAGTTCACCAATGTATTTTTGAATTGTAGCCTGCTGCTCGTCTGTCCACACGAAACCCCGAGACTCCATTCGGCAGTACGGGCACACAAGACGCAGACTGCTCTTGGACGCACGAGACACCAACCGTGCGTCCTCCTTGCGTCCTTTGCCCACCAACCACTCGCTGATCCACTTTCGTGCGTCTGATGGGGAGAAGGACTGGCGGTAGAAATACATTCCCCGATCCAGTGCTTTAGCACGGGCTTCGTCTGACGCAAAGTCTTCAGGAGTGAACAGCGGCTCGTCACCGCCATTCAGGATTCTCTGCACTCGTTCTTTGGATAGTTTCTTGCTCATGGTGTGCATAGTCTACTAAAGTTGTTCACCTTCTTGAATGTAAGTATGTTGGCAAACTTGTCAAGCAACTGGTCAGATTTGTGGCTAATTACGAATACATTATTTGCTGCACCCATATTTTGAAGAATCTTTATTACTTCTTCTGTGCCCACACCGTCCAGCGACGAATCAAATACTTCATCTAGAATAAGCAGATTGGTGTTGGCTGAATTCTTCATTTTGGCAATGTCCCGCCACGCCAACAGGAGTGACACATCTATTCGTAACTTTTCGCCTTCACTAAAGTTTTCATACGAGAACTCGTCACGGTGTCGGCTCTTGATGATTTCAACGAAATCCTCATTCAGAGTAAACTGTGCAAAGAAGTCCATTGTCACCAAGTACTTGTTGATGATCTTGTTCAGTGCGGGAATGTACTTCTTGATGATCTTGCGCTTGATACCGCTGTCCTTCAGAAGCACGGTGGCAATTTCCATAGTGTGGATGTCCTCCACTGCGGTTTTGCGACTGCTTTCCTTTTCGTCCTGAGACTTCTGTATTTCATCTAGAGCAACGCGCTCGGTCTGTATGCTGTC